GAGTTAATCACTCTTCCAATATCACTTGACACACCGCCTAGGCGGTGTTATACTTTACAACTATGGACTATTATCAGACACTAGGGGTAGAGCGTAACGCAACCCCCGACGAAATTAAGAAGGCCTATCGCAAGATGGCGGCCAAGCACCACCCTGATCGTGGCGGCTCAACAGAGGAATTTCAAAAGGTCGAAGAAGCATATCGACACCTTACAGATCCCAATCTTAAACATCAACACGATAACCCTAATCCATTTGGTGGAGGCAATCCATTCGAAAACTTTCACTTCAACTTTGGCGGCGGCAATCCGTTCGATGATTTATTCGCCCAGTTTAGACATCAGCAACGACAGCGAGTATACACAGTCGCAGTGGCAGTTACACTAGAACAAGTGTCACGTGGAACTACTGAGACTATTCAGGTTGGCACACATGATGGAGTTAAGACATTCAACATCAAAGTGCCACAAGCAGTAGAAAGTGGACAGAGAGTTCAATACGATGGACTCATGCCGGACGGTCTGTTACAGGTAGAGTTCCGTGTTCTGCCACATAAAGAATTCGAGCGTAGAGGATTGGATCTACATCATACCAGAAAAGTCTCCATTTATGATATGCTACTAGGTACCACTATTAAGACTACAACGATTTGGGGTGACGAGTTGGAAGCAACCATTCCACCACGAACCAATCCAGGTGCCACCCTCAGAGTAGCAAATAAAGGTCTTGAACGAAATGGAGTAAGAGGTCATCAGTACATATTGCTTTCAACTCAAATGCCTGATACAATAAGTCCAGAGCTACTAGCATTACTAGAAGCAGAACGTAACAAACAAGGGAACTAAATGCAGCACAACCCAGAAGTAGAACAAATCATTGAACAAGCAGTAGTTATTGCCACTGCTCATCATCACGCTTATGTGACCTTAGAGCACGTGTTACTAAGTATGATCACATACGATACATTTAGACGGAATCTAGACGGATTCGGCGTCGATAGTGAGGCAATGATTATTGATGTATCGGGCTATGTTGCTAACCTAAAAGACATTGAAACACTGCCCGACGTTACTGGTGAGTATCCACGACCTCGTAAGACACAAGCTCTCGACCGCGCATTCAATCGTGCTGTCGCACAAGTACTGTTCACTGGCCGCCGCCAGATGGATGTTACTGACTTGTATTTGAGTATCTTACAGGAGACCAACTCTCACGCTAGTTACTTCCTACTCAAGTGGGGTGTTGAACGTAACAGCTTTATCGCTTACTGGCAAAAGAACAACAAGAACACAAAACAAGGCAAGATGCCTAAAGATGTAGCAGATGAGGTCTTAGCAGAATATACTACCAACTTGACTGAACTCGCTAAGTCCGGTAAATTAGAGCCAGTTATCGGTCGAGATAAAGAGGTAACTGACATCGTGACAGTACTCGCTAAGAAGTTCAAAGCAAACGTACTCATGGTAGGTGATGCTGGCGTAGGTAAGACAGCCATTGCCGAAGGATTAGCACAACGAGTAGTCAATGAGACTGTGCCAGACTTCCTAAAAGATCATGAAGTCTACTCACTAGAAGTCAGTGCTCTATTAGCGGGCAGTAAGTATAGAGGCGACTTCGAGGAAAAGGTCAAAGATGTATTCGAAGCATTAGCTGCCAAAGATAACACTATCTTATTCATTGACGAAGCACACACTATGCGTGGTGCTGGTAGTGGTAGCAACTCGTCTATGGACTTTGCTAACATGATCAAGCCCGCTATCACTAAGGGCAATCTAAAAATCATCGCATCGACTACATGGGAAGAGTACTACGAGTCATTCGAGAAAGACCGCGCACTCATGCGCCGCTTCTACCGTGTAGAGATTGACGAACCCAACACCGATACTACTATCAAGATTCTAACAGGCTTATCTACTAGATTGAATGAGTTTCATAAAGTTACAATCGAAGAATCGGCTATCAAAGCGGCAGTTGAAATGTCAGCACGATATATCCATGACCGCAAGAACCCAGACAAGTCTATCGACTTACTTGATGGTGCTTGTGCTAAGCAACGAGTAGCTAATGCTACTGGAGCTAGAATCACAGAAGCAAGTGTGATGGATCAGGTGAGTAAAATGTGTGGTGTGCCGGCAGACAAGATGGACAGCGATTCTAGTGATCGAATGATTTCCCTTGAATCAAACGTGAAATCAGTAGTGTACGGCCAAGATGAAACAGTAGATGCGGTATTAGAGCGTGTGTATGTTTCATACGCGGGTATCGCTAATGATACTAAGCCAATGGCATCATTCTTGTTCCTAGGTCCAACTGGTACAGGTAAGACAGAACTAGCTCGTCAACTGAGTAAGAGTCTAGATATGCCACTACTCAAGTACGACATGAGTGAGTATCAAGAGAAGCACAGTGTAGCGGCTTTAATCGGTGCTCCTCCCGGCTACGTTGGCTACGGCGAAGGCAATCTTGGCGGCGGCAAGATAATCAATGACTTGTCGAAGAACCCGTATGCTATTATGTTGTTCGATGAGGTAGAAAAGGCTCACCCTGATGTCTACAACTTGTTCTTACAACTCTTAGATGAAGGCAAGATTACTGGCACAAACGGCAAGACAGTGAACGCTAAGAACACTATCATCATTATGACCTCTAACTTAGGCGCTAGTGACAGTGAACGCAACAACATCGGCTTCGGTAGTCACTCAAAAGATGGTGAAGATGACCGAGCATTCAAAGAGTTCTTCAAACCTGAACTACGCAATCGTATCGACCAAGTAGTCAAGTTCAAGAAGCTAGACACTCTCTCAATCAAGAAGGTAGTAGTCAAGTTCGCTAATGACTTGAAGAAGAGTTTGCTCACACAACATGACCTCACACTAAACTTGAGTGAAGAAGTAGTCGAACACCTAGCAAAAGTAGGCTACGACGACAAAATGGGCGCACGACCTCTAGCTCGTAAGATTGACCAGTTGATTCGTGTGCCTCTATCTAAGCGAATCTTGTTTGAACGTCTAAAGTCAGCAACAATCAACACAGTGTTGATTGACGATAAGATTGAGTTCGAGGTGATTAAGAACGTACCGACAGTAGCGGAAGTTGGCGAAGATGGCATCATCTCGGTCCAGTAAGTACCCACAGGAACAGCGAGATAAGCTATTCCACAACAAGTACAAGTACAAGACTAAGTTTACAATGAGTGGCGCCCGTAAGACAATGTGGCATCGTACACTGTTGACTTACGAGCAGTCGATTGAGGAACAACGTCATCAGTACGGTAGTAGATATATTGACCCATATGAGCCCGCGGAGATCGATGCTTACATGAAGTTCAAGCGTAAGTACTTGTCACCCAATACTTCAAAGTATCGTGTTAACGTATCTAAGTTCGACGACATTATTGTTACTACGGGTTATTCATCGGTAACAGTGTTTGCTAATAACGAGCGAGTTATAAGAGACATTAAGGCATTAGGATTCGGTAATCCTACTACGACGGAAGCAGTTGTATCTATTCCACGTGGCACAATGTACTTCAAACGAAAACCAAAGTATACCCACAGAATCTATCTAAAGTCTAAAAAAGTCGCCGATGAGTTTAAAGAATCTTTATCTAAGTTCTTGGATCAATACGAGGAAGTAGAGGCAAGTGGAGCTCTCAAACGCTGGCTTAAAGGTATCGATGTAAATCGCTGGTCACAGAACTGGATCGGCAATGGCTACTTCATCGATTTCAATGGAGAGCAGTATTATACGCTAATGTTAATGTTCTTCGACGGTAAATATCTAGGCAAATTCTACGAACTTCATCAGCGAGAGTGATAAATACTCTATTAATGGAGTATTTTCATGGCAAAGATTGTAGAAGATGTATTAGTCATCAAGTTCAGTAAAATCGTCAAGGACAGCGAATCAGAAGTTTCTGGCATCGCTGGTTCCGACGTTCAGCAAGCATTAGAGCAAGTAGCACAAGAGCTAGCCGGCGAAGGTGTAGTTGTAGAAGTATTGAGAGCATAATCATGGCGCAGACTACCACAGTCGTTTTGATGCCATCAACACCAGCCCCTGGCTCAACTGCCGTCTCTAAAGTAGGCGACAAACAGCAGGCTGCTGGCTACTACATCGCAGGTCGTGATACTAATACAATCACATGGAGCATGCAGAACTCATTCAATGCTCGTGTCAAGATTCAGGCAAGTTTAGCTACAACGCCAGGCGTATTTGACTGGTTCGACGTGTACACAATTACTGCTACTCCCTCTAATGTGGGGCCAGCACAAAGCGGCTACTACAATCTACAGGGTAACTATGTATGGTTGCGCGTAAACATCACAAACTGGACAGCGGGATCAATCGCTCAGATCGCCGCAAGTTATTAAAATTCGTCATCTTCTGCTAAAGTATCCAATGATACTGACGATAATAGTAGAAGAGTCCGGTATGATAGCTCAAGATTATCCTGACGACGAACTATTTGAGCATCAAACTAGTCTTTAAATATTGGAGACACAAAGCACTACCCAGTAGTGCTTTTTTATTGACAGGCCGCCGCCTCGTGTTACACTATCAATAGATAAAAATATTTTGAGCACACCGTAATACTCTAAATATTAACATCATTAACACAAGGAAGCATCCCAATGGCAAAAAAAGACAAACAAATCCCAGTAGACGCAGTTCAAGAACTAGCAGACAAAGCGGCCCAGGCAGCATCGATTGGCGGAACTAGCGAGGCAGCAGAAACTGGTGTTGTCGAAACTCAAACAGAGGTCAAGGCAGAAGAAGCGCCGAACCCCAATCAAGTACAAGTTAACGTAGACTTCCTACGTACCACTAAAGTACACATCGCAATGCCATGTTATGGCGGTATGTTGACTGAATCTACATTCATGTCATACATCAAGTTTGCTAATCAAGCTCGTCAACTAGGCGTTGATTGGACACTAGAGACTATGGTCAATGAATCCTTAATCTCACGTGCTCGTAATACACTTACTGCTAAGTTCCTACATCAGAAGGAAAGCACTCACTTACACTTCATCGATGCTGACATCGGTTGGGAGCCATGGCACCTCTTAGTCCTGTTGAATCACGACAAAGACGTTTGTGCGGGCTTATACCCAATGAAAACTATGCCGCTAAAGTGGGTAGTTAACGGCTTTGAAGGTGCCGAACAAGGCGAGAACGGCCTACAAGAAGTATCAAAGGCAGGTACAGGCTTCCTATTGACCAAGCGTCATGTATTTGAGAAGATGCGCCAACACCCAGCAGTCAAACCATACAAGAACGACATTGGCCTAGACCCTATCTATGACCAGTACCTAGCAACCTACTTTGATACAGCAGTTCGTCAGAACCGTTACTATAGTGAAGACTGGACAATGTGTGAGAACTGGCGTGATATGGGCGGCCGCATCTGGGTTGATCGTCGTATTCTACTCCGTCACGCAGGACACTTCAACTTTTGCCAAGAAGCGCATGATCACTTATTGAACTCATTCGGTCCAATGTATCTTGAGCAGATGAAAGCACAAGGTAAAGTACAGATTTTAGGCGAAGACGGCAAAGTAGTTGCTTAATCAGCTATAATCAACTATAATTGACTATAAAGGAGAACCCAGGTTCTCCTTTTTGCTTTTGGATCGATAAATACTACATGCCTCGTACAAGACCCGAACAAATCATTGATACCACACAAGACCTAGGACTAACTCAGGTCAATCGTCCTACTCAATCTACTCATAGAGTTAAGACAACCGAGGCAATAAATACTACCTTCCAACTAAATTGGACTAAAGATCGAGTAGATAACAGAGACTACCTATTCACTCCACCAACACTAGCTCTTCAATCATCAGTTGATCTGCGTCCGTGGTGTACGCCGGTAGAAAATCAAGGCAACATAGGTAGTTGTACTGGTCAAGCAATCACTAGTGCTATCGAAATCATCCTTAAAAAGAAGGGTAAAACACTAGAACTCAGTCGATTGTTCGTATACTACCAAGAACGATTACTAGAGGGAACAGTTAGATTTGATGCTGGTGCTTATTTACGCAGTGGTATTAAAGCGTGTTATACGTGGGGTACACCACAAGAGCGTCTATGGGCATACAACACTCGTTTATTTGCTACCAAGCCATCACAACCGGCATACACAGAAGCACTCACACGTAAAATTACTCGTTACGAGCGCTGCACAAACTTCGAGTCAGTAAAGGCAGCACTGGCTAGCGGTAGCCCAGTCGTGGTAGGGTTTGTAGTGTATCAGAGCTTCTTGTCGCCGGCAGTCTCTCGTACTGGTCGTATGCCATACCCATCTACCCGAGAAAAAGCACTAGGCGGCCATGCGGTATGTCTAGTGGGTTATAATGACGCTACACAAACATTCATAGCTAAGAACAGTTGGGGTAGTGGCTGGGGTGATCGTGGTTACTTCTACATGCCTTATCAAGTAATCTCCAATTCTAGTATGGCGGGAGATTTTTGGGTTATAGCTGACGTAACGGGCTAAATACTAACTTATGAACATCAACGACATCCAGTCATTTAAACTTAGTGATGCTATTAAGTTCCATGATCAGTTAAATCCAGCAATCTTCGACGGCGATCACTTAGATAGTGAAGTCAGAGAGCAATTATTACTGATTGCTAAGGACTTTATGGAGCACATGGGGCTGGACGATCTCAAAGTTACTGATATTCGGTTGTACGGAAGCAATGCGGCTTACACATATACTCCACATAGTGACTTAGACCTACACATTCTAGTAGACATGACTAAACTAACAAACGAAGAAGTGTACTTGGAGTTATTCAATAGTAAAAAGACAGTGTACAATGACAGTCACGACATTACAGTATATGGCATCGATGTTGAATTATACATACAAGATAGTAATGAAGTGGTAAAAAGTCTAGGTGATTACAGCGTACTCTATGACAAATGGATTAAGTATCCTACGAAACGTAGGGCTACTCTAGATCAGCACAATAGTCGTCAAAAGTATGAAAAACTACTAGCGCTTACTAGACTAGCGCTGGCTAGTGATGACACTGAACGAGTAGAAAATCTACTATCTACGATCAAACGTTATCGTCAAGCCGGTCTAGATGCCGGCGGCGAATTCTCACCTGAAAATCTAGCGTACAAAGCCCTACGCAGTAATAGAGCAGTCGATGCCCTGTATCGTCATAGAAATAATCTACATAGTGCTACCTTAAGCATGGACGAGCAAATCAACGAATGTAGCGGCTACATACCAAGTGAATCCGAAAAGAATGATCCACGCTGGGAACGTGCGTTATCTGTAGATATTCATCCAGACACTATGAAAAAACAAGCCAAGGCCATGGGCCTAGGCAACATTGCTCGTACCGGTAGACCTCAACAAAACAGGACAGACGGTAAGTTCAGGTAATGATAAATACTAGTATCTATCAGGTACCAGTATGTCAGACATCAAAAAACTAATGCAAAAACTAGACGAGATGACCTCAGGTTGTGTCGCATCAGTCGCTATGCCTATTGGCGACACTCAAAAACGAGTAACAGAAACCCCAGAAAAGTCACCTACGGTCGATACTCCACGTAATTGGGGTAATTGGAAGAACCCATCATTGGCTGGCGTAAAGAAATCAAAGAATAAGGAATAATAAAATGGCAGCAGGCGCAAATTCAACAATCATATCCGTAGTTGGTGGCGGAGTAATCGATAAAAAAGATATCGCTGTAATGTCGGCAAATGGTGGTATCTCTGTCTATGAAACAGACAAGAACATTTACGTTAACGCCGTAAAAGAAGAGTTTATTAATCAACGAGTAATAAATGAATTCGGCGGTCCAGTCACTCAAATTATTAATACAGCTCAGCCATATCTTCCAGGTGGTACAGATATTGGACAAATTCAATTCCTGCAATCTCCTGGATTAGGAAACGCCGCCACGAAATTCGATGCAGTTAATGAATTAAAGTTCAACCCAACTACTAGCGCGTTGACAGTGTTCGGAGATGTTGAGACCACTATCGGTAATGTTAACATAGTTAATGGTAATCTATTCGCTACTAATGGTGAAGTATCAAGTGACACCTTGACAGTTGCTAACACATCAACCTTAGAGAGATTATCAGTTAGTGGTGTTGCTTCATTTGCAAATACGGTCAACATTGGCACATCAGGCACTAAACGAACATTGACTGTAGAGGGAAATATTGTTGCGGATAATTTGACTATTAGTAACTCTGTTACTGTTACTAGTAACGTGTCGGCTAACAACATTAGCGTCGGTAACATAGTTGCTGCTAATTTGTTTACTGGTACAATTACTACAAATGCTCAGCCAAACGTAACAAGCGTTGCTACTACACTAACAGTTGGTAATTTAGAATTGTATGGCAATACTAACAACGTTCATGTTCAAGCGGCCAACGATAAGCCGCTGATCATGGGCGTTTATAACACTGGTACTAGTGCTAATTATGATTTGACGTTAACAACTACCGGTAATTTAATTTTGCCAGTGAGTAGTACTGGCAATGCTGTGCTTAGTGAGAAAACTGCTAATGGTGTTCTAATCATCACGGGCGTTGCTGGACATGAGTATCATTTTGACGAGAGCGGGGTAGCAAATTTAGCTGATAGTGTTGTTGCCAATTATTTCACTGGTAAGTTTAGTCTAGCGGCTAATGCTCAGCCTAATATCACTAGTGTCGGTACATTAACTGGACTAACAGTCGGCAATGCTACAGCTAATACTGTATTTGGCAATGGAACAATTACTTCCACTGATACTATTATCGCTAATGTAATTGGTAATACTACTAGTAATATCGTTGGTAATTTTGCCAATTTTGCTAATGCCAACATCAGCGGTAATATTAATGTAACAAGTAATGTTAACACAAGTGACTTGGTAGCTACAGGTAATGTTACTATCTCTGGTAACTTGTATGTACAGGGTAATACTAACTATGTTGACGTTGAGAACTTGAACGTTGAAGATCCAATTATTTCTCTAGGTGGCGGCGCCAATGGCACAGCGGCAAGCACTGATGGTGATCGTGGTTTATGGTTAAGATCAAGTGTATCTGATAAGTTCATGGGATGGGCCAACGCGAGTAATGGAAACGCGAATAGTGTTACTACATTTGTAGTTGCTAGTAACGCTAGTGTTACTGGAAATACAGTGACAGTAAATACCTTAGGTGACATTAAGGCTAATCAATTCATTGGTAGCTTTAGTGGCACATCATCTGCTAATATCGTTAACGGCAATAGTAGCGTAAACGTAGCTGCTAATAGTAACGTTGTTATCTCGGCTAATGGCGTAGCGAATGTGCTAACTGTAACTGGTACCGGTGCTAACATCACTGGTACAGCTAACATCACTGGTAACTTAGTAGCGGCTAACGTATCTGGCGGGAACTTAGTTACGGCTAACAACTTCACTGGTAACTTAGTAGATGGTACAAGTAAAGTTAGCGTAGCTACTAGCTCTAATATTACATTAACAGTAGCATCTACTGATACCCTACTTGTGACATCTAACAGCGTAATCGTCACTGGCACAGCTAATATATCTAATAACGTTATTGCTCCCAACTTCGTCGGTAATTTAGCTAACGGTACAAGTAAAATTGCTATTACTGCCAACGGCAACATTACGATGACTAGTGGTGGTGTAATGATCGCTAACGCTAACAGTGCGGTATTCGGCGTATCTGGAAATATAACAGCTACTGGTAACATTACTACGACTGCTAACGTAGTCGCCACTGACTTTAATGGTGCCCTATCTAACGGCACAAGTAATGTAAGTATCCCTGCTGCCGACGGTGATGTATGGATAACTGCTAGCGGCAATAATACGATGATCATTACAGGCATCGAAGTCAACGTAACTGGTAATCTAAACGTTAGTGATACATTAGTAACAGGTAACTTCACAGTTGCTAACACATTCACCATCGGTAACGCTATTACTACGGCAGAGACAACATTTGCCTTAGTTAACGCCAATGTTACTACATTAAACATGGCCGGCGCAGCTACTGCTATCAATATCGGCGCCAGTACTGGCACATTGACAGTTAATAACCCAACCGTAGTTGGTAGCCAAACAACACAAAACTTATTCAACACCGTTGCTACGACACTAAACATTGGTGGTGAGGCAACTACGGTATCTATCGGCAATACATCAGGTACAACTACAATTGGTAATGCGCTAGCAGTTATCGGTAACCTATCGGTAGTTGGAGGTGGACTAACAACTAATGCTACTACATTTACTGTTGCCAATACCAATGCTACGACGGTGAACATCGGTGGTTCTGCTACTGCTATTACAATGGGTGCTACTACTGGCACATTGACAGTTAATAACCCAACCGTAGTTGGTAGCCAAACAACACAAAACTTATTCAACACCGTTGCTACGACACTAAACATTGGTGGTGAGGCAGACATTAAACTAAGTACAAGTGGTAAGACAACTAATGTTGCTGGTAATCTGAATGTAGTTGGTACAACTACTATCAGTGATGACGGTAATTTATACATCAAAGGCGGCAATATAGGCGAATATTTGAAGGCGAATGCTGCTAATGGTCAAACAATCTGGGCTAACGTAAACTGGAGTGACTTAGGCACTAATGATAGCACTCGTGGCCCAACAAGTATTGCTCTTGGTCAAGGTGCGGCTGCTAGTGCTAATCGCGTTTCTATTGGTGAAAATGCTGGTTCAGGCGGCGGCAGTGGTGTATTTTTGGGAGCTAATGCTGGAACAAGTGGCAGCATAATTAGTGGATCTATCGAAATCAATGCTAGTGGCACTGGTGTTACCCCAACAGCAACTCAGGCGGGTCTCTACGTCAAACCAGTTCGTAATGCTACTTCTGATAACTTTACTAAGAGTCTTGTATACGATTTGGCTACAGGTGAGATCGGTTACTCAACAGCAGGGGCTACTACGGCTCTAACTGCCGGCACAGTTACAACAGCGGCTCAACCAAATATTACAAGTGTTGGCACACTAGCAAACTTATATGTTGGTGCTGTCGCAAACGCAGTCGGCTTTACTGCTAATACTGGCGTGTTTAGTGGTAATGGTGCTAACTTAACAAACTTAACAGGTGCTAATGTAACCGGACAAGTACCATATGCTAACATTGCAAACTCAGTCGCAGGCGCCAACGTAACTGGTACAGTCGGCAGTGCTACTACTGCTGGTACAGTAACAACTGCGGCTCAAGGTAACATCACATCACTAGGTATTTTAACAGGTCTAGGTGTTAACGGTACAATCACGGCAAGCGCAGTAACTGCTAATACAGGTCTGTTCACGGGTGATGGCGCCGGCTTGAGTAACATCAACATCGCTAATATCAATAATGCGTTGACATTCACTGGTCCAGTTACTAACAACGGCGTAACACTTGATGCTGCTAACGTAGGTACAATTGATATCACTATCAACGGCACTACGTATACTTTGTATGCTGTACCTAAGCCATAAACTAAATAAACTACTATGAGAATCAACGAAGTATCAAATAAATTGTTAGGCGACTACAAAAAGAGAGCAGGAGCAGATGCGACGGCCTCTGACAAACGCGGTGACTACGAGCGCGGTAACAAGCGTTTCCGTGGTATCGTCAAGGCTACTAAGAAAGAGTTCGATAACGACCTCAAGCGTCACAAGGCAGTTGATGAGTCGGAAGATTCGTTGAGTATCCCAGAGGGCGAAATCACAGAAGAGATGATCGCCGCTAAACTCAAAAAAGATTTAGAAATATTCAAGCGCGGCCAAAAGAAAGACAGTGAACTAAGTAAAAAGCCACGTGATCGTGAGATTCAGGCAAAAGTAACTGAAATCAGTGATCAAACAATAAAAAATTATGCTAAGGGCGTTGAAGCAGATAGTAGAAAACATAAGATGGATCCCACAAAACGCTCCGCAGAAAAACGCAATCGCAGTGTCAGTGGTTTCGCAAAAGCAATGAACCGCTTAGATAAGAAAGCAAAATAATGTTAGCAGAGCAACTAAAAGTCATACAAGCGTCTACTGCTGTATTCGCAATCAAAACACAAAACTTTCATTGGAATTGCGAGGGCTCTAATTTCCCACAATATCATCAACTATTCGATGGTATCTACACCGAAGTATACGGCTCACTTGACCGTTGCGCTGAGTTTATCAGAACCCTAGACGCATACGCACCAGCATCACTCATTCGCTATCGTGATCTATCTATTATTGAAGACCAACCTAAGATTCCGCGTGCTGAACTAATGGTCGCTGAATTGTATCAAGACAATCAAAGCATGATTGAGTTACTCAAGGGCGCATTCACGTGCGCCAACGACTGCAATGAACAAGGCATCGCTAATTTCATTGCTGAGAGATTGGATGCCCACGGCAAACACGGTTGGTTTCTCCGTAGTATCCTAAAAACCGAACGAGAATAATATGAAGATCAATGAAATTCTTGTAGAGGCGCCGAAACACCAACATACAGAAATCATAAAACATAAAACTGGTGATTGGATCGTGTATTTAGATAATCACTCGGTAGTTAGAGCAATGACTCGTGGTATCGGTCCAAGAATGATGTCTAATCTTATTTCTTCTGTTAGTCTGATTCAGAATCTGGATGCCAAAGTTCCTGTAGGTGCAGCATTTTGGATACAAGACACTCGTACTAACAGTAGTTTCTATTTCAAACGATTGGATATTCCAGGAGAGCCTCTTGCTGTTAGATGTGAAACTGGCGTCAAGGATGTACCAAGAGCTGGGTCTAAGACCAAAGTATTTCCAGTTGATGCCTATACCGGTCCAGAAAATGATCAGCATAAGAAAGCCATGAAGAGAGCGCAGCTTACCAGTCGATTCGTAGGAGCAAACGTAATGGCAAATAATGTCGCAAGAGATATACAAAAAAATCCAAATACTGATAATACAGAAGTTATCCGTAACCCTACTACTCAAGATAGTAAAAGATATGATCGTGCGTTCAATCAAGCACGAAGAAGTATTTAAGAACACCTACCTTAGGACCGTTTCGACGGTTTAGGTGGCCCGCCTGCTGGGCTGAGAACACAGAGAGTCGTGCCTCTAATTTCTCAAAAGTGAGGACTAACATTGTCCAAAAACTATTGACTTATTAACACATCCTAGTAGAATAGATACTATCTATTAACAAGGAGTATACTATGTCAAATGACGCAATGGATGTTCAAGGTAACTATCAAGAAGAAAACGTAACCTTCAGTGGTGACCAAAAAATCAAACTCGTACAGATCATCAACGAAGGCGGCCAAGTCTTGCGTGAGATCGATACACTCAATGAGGGCTTGAACGATACAGTGAAAGCAATCGCAGAAGAACTCAACATCAAGCCTAGTATCCTCAAGAAGGCTATCAAAATTGCCCACAAAGCAGAGTTTGGACAAACACAACGTGATCATTCTCTACTCGAAACCATTCTCGAAACAGCAGGTAAGACTCTCTAATGAGAATCGAAGATTTACTGGAAGATACTGATCTCTTTGAGATGAGTAACTTTAGGAAGAACGAAACGGGTCTTCCTATGAATATCTACGTGAGTAGTGGTTCAGGTTTAAGTTACAAACTTCCTAGAATCAAAGCAATGATAGATTTATCTGATAAAATGAATATTGGAAATACAATCAGTATCGTCTTGAAACGTAATATAACGGACAATGATATTGTTGGGTATCATAAACTATCATCATCGAATCTATCAGCGCTTCGTGACTTTATTAATCTTAACTATGACGCATTGATTCAGTATTGGAATGATGAAATCAGTACAACTGAGTTGACTCAGAAAATTCAGAGGTTACCATAATGAGTTACGTTGACGCTATCCATAACAAAACGAACGATGAGATCGTTGTCGTGGAGCGTGACGAGAAGGGTGTTCGTCGATACGTACAGTACCCTGCTAACTACACGTTCTACTATGCTGACCCTAAAGGTAAGTACAGGAGCGTGAACGGTGATAGTCTGTCAAAGTTCACTACTCGTAAGCGTACTGAGTTCCAAAAAGAAATCAGACTACATTCGAGTAAGGGCATCTTCGAGGGAGACATCTCACCGGTAGTACGTTGCTTAGCAGACAACTATCTGGGTAAATTGGCACCCAAGTTACATACTTGCTTCTTCGACATTGAAGTAGACTTCGACCCAGATAAAGGTTTCTCGCCGACCACAGACCCGTTCAACCCGGTCACTGCTATCTCCTTGTACTTAGACTGGAGCGATACACTTGTCACCCTGTGTATCCCGCCACGTCACATGACATCTGAGACTGCCAGGGAGATTGTTTCTAATTTCGAGAACACATTTATTTGTGAGAGCGAAACGGAAATGTTTAATCTGTTCTTTGATCTAATCGAAGACGCCGACATTCTAACTGGTTGGAACTCAGCTGGCTATGACATTCCGTACATGGTTAATCGTGTCACCAGAGTAATGAGCAAAGATGATACTCGTAGATTCTGCTTACTCAACCAACTACCAGTAGCACGTACTTACGAGAAGTTCGATCAAATTCAAGAGACATACGACTTAGTAGGTCGTGTACACTTTGATAGCTTGGAGCTATACAAGAAATATAACTATGAATCACGCCACTCTTACAAACTTGACGCTATCGGTGAACTCGAAGTTGGCGAGAACAAGACACAGTATGAAGGCACACTCGATCAGTTATACAACAAGGACTGGACGAAGTTCTTAGAATACAATCGACAAGATACTATGCTTGTGTACAAGATCAACGCTAAGTTACAGTTCTTAGACCTTGCTAATCAACTGGCACATGAGAACACAGTACTGTTACAAACAGTTATGGGATCTGTGGCTATGATTGAGCAGGCAGTTATCAATGAAGCACATTCACGTGACTTAATCGTTCCAAACAAAATCAGAAAAGGTGACAATGATGAAGAATCACAAGCGGCAGGTGCCTATGTTGCTACTCCCAAAACAGGCATTCACGAATGGATCGGAGCAGTTGACCTTAACTCACTCTACCCGTCAACAATCCGCGCTCTTAACATGGCACCGGAAACAATCGTCGGGCAACTCCGTACCACGCTTACAGACAAGTATCTCCACGATAAGAGTCAACGCTTAGCCCGCGAGAAGAAGAAAAATAAGAATAAGAATACTAATGGTGATGTCGAGGGCGTTACTGGTGCGATTCTATGGGAAGGTTTGTTCGGCTCACTAGAATATACTGCGGTTATGAATCAGGAGCGTGGCACAACGCTAACGATTGACTGGGAGCGTGGCGGTAGTGATACTGCTTCGGCTGCTGAAATCTGGAAGATGATATTTGACAGTAATCAACCCTGGATGCTAAGCGCTAACGGCACTATCTTTACGTATGAGAAGGAAGGTATCATCCCTGGTCTACTCACACGATGGTACAGTGAACGTAAAGCACTTCAAAAGCAACTCAAGGCTGCTACTGATAAGGACGAACAGGAGTTCTTAGATAAGCGCCAGCTTGTTCGTAAGATTCTTTTGAACTCAGCATACGGTGCGCTCTTGAACCAACACTGTCGCTTCTATGATAAGCGCATTGGTCAATCAACTACCTTAACAGGTCGACAGATTGTTAAGCATATGTCAGCGCACATCAACGAAGCAATCTGCGGTGAGTATGACCACACTGGTGACGCAATCATCTATGGTGATACTGACTCGTGTTACTTTACTGCGGTACCCATGCTACAGCAGAACCCGACCCTCATGGAGAACTGGAATAAAGAGACCGCCGTCCAAATTTATGATGAACTCGCTGAGCAAACTAACGCATCATTCCCTGAGTTCATGGAACGCACATTTCATTGTCCTCGCAAGAATGGTGAGATTATCAAAGCCGGTCGAGAAATCGTAGCAGATCGAGGACTCTTTATTAAGAAGAAGAAGTACGCGGTCAACATCTATGACAAAGAAGGCAAGCGTAAGGACACTAATGGCAAGCGTGGCGATATCAAAGCTATGGGTCTCGACTTGAAGCGTAGTGATACACCAAAGTATGTTCAGGTGTTCTTAGCAGAAATTCTTGATAATGTACTATATGGTGACGATAAAGAAATCATCATACATAAGATCAAAGAGTTTAAAAAGAAACTACGTGACATGGACCCATGGACCAAAGGCGCTCCAAAGGGTGTGAAGCGAGTAATCGAACACACCGAAACCCTGGAACGCTTGAAGAAGCAAGGTAAGCCACTCAAGGTAAACATGCCTGGTCACGTCAGAGCATCTATCAACTGGAACTACTTACGCATAATGAACGGCGACAATTACAGTCAGCGTATAGTAGACGGCATGAAGATCATCGTGTGTAAGTTGAAGGACAATCCTCTGGGAATGACTTCGATTGCCTATCCAGTTGATCAACTTAGACTACCGCAATGGTTCATTGAACTGCCATTCGATGTAGCAGAAATGGAACGTGTACTACTTGATGAGAAAGTGGACAACATGCTCGGTGTACTCAAATGGGAAATTCGTGAGAATACTGATGTGAATTCAACGTTCGATGACTTGTTCTCATTTGGATAAATCAGCAAACAAAAGTATTGACAAACCCGATACAATTTAGTATCATAACACTATCAAAGGAAAACTATGAAGAATACATTACAAGACTTAATCGGTCATACAAGTCAACTTGGCTTTATTGACCTAATAAAAGTAACCGGTACTGACAAAGAGACTGCTATCAATGCTATCGCTGATGACCGTACAGTTATCGTCAGTGGCAAGTTCAAAGGCCCTAATGCCGAATTCATCGGCACATTCGGTATGCCAAACTTAGCAAAACTAAAAACTATCTTATCATTCGACGAGTACGATGAGTATGCTACAGTCAAGATGACATATCAGGATAAAGACGGCATTGATGTACCAGCGGCTATTCACTTCGAGACGCAAATCGGTGATTTCGTTAACGACTATCGATTAATGTCTCAAGGCATCGTCGAAGAAAAAATCAAGCCAGTCAAATTCGCTGGCGCAACATGGAATGTAGAGTTCGAACCTAAAGTAGCAAATATCGCCCGCTTGAAAAAACAAGCAAGTGCCAACAGTGAAGAAACTACATTCGTTACTAAGACTGATGGCCGAGACTTAAAAATCTTCTTCGGGGATGTGACATCACATAGTGGCAACTTCGTATTCGAGAGCGGCGTTACTGGGACTCTCGCAAAAGCATGGGCTTGGCCAGTCAAACAATTCCTGGCAATCATGGATCTACAAGGCGACAAGAAGGTATACATCAGTGATGCCGGCGCTATGAAGATCACCGTAGACAGCGGTCTTGCTGAATACGAATACTTGCTACCAGCACAACAAAGATAAGCGTATGTTGAAGGGTCTTAATACTAGTGGCAGATATCTTGAAGTGGTAGGCGGCACCGCCTCTACTCATGTCTCTCGTACTTATAATAGTAGCGCACACAATCAAGGTCAGATGATGTATGACCTTGATAATCAGTGTATGAAAGTATTCGACGGCAACTCGTGGATCGTACTAGCTGGTAGTTATGCTACTGTTAATCTAAGTTATGAAGCACAATCACTACTAGACTGGGCACAACACAAACGCGAACAAGAGCGCCTCCGCGATAAACTTATCCAAGAACACCCGCAACTAAAAGAAGCATACGATGACTTAAAGAACGAACAGGAAAAGTTCGACCTTCTGGTCACCCTAGCTAAGAAATTTAACAACGAACAATCCGTAAAGGCATCATCATAATGGAACAAAGAGAAATCGCTCTAGCAGAGCAACGTAGCAGAATCATAACCACCGCACGTGCTACATACACACTACGCCTAGACATGGGCAACGGTATTGACACTCTAGTCACTATCGAAAACAAATCAGGTACTGAGGTTGACTTTCAGCAAGTATTGAATGCGGTAAACGCATATGCTACTTCGGTTGATCAGTCCGCAAAGAACTTTGAAGAAGTCAGTGACGGCATTTACATTGAAGTTGCTAAACTTTATTCAGAGCGTGATATCGAAGTTCAAGTGATCAACAACAACTCCGGTGTCGCATTTACAAAAGAGTATCATACTCATCGCCCTTATCAATCAATCGCTATTTAAAGGAAATAAAAATGGCAAAACCAACTTTCGCCCCTAACCCCCGTGTCCGTCAAATCTTTAATGACCTAGAACTCTACCAAGAATTCTGTGCGGACTATGGGTACAAGTTCGATGAATCTTCCCTGTATGATATGAGAAGCTATGCGTTCCAGCAATTCTCAAAATATTCTGCGGGTAAGAACTTCAAAGATCAATGGGCAGATGACGCTCGTAAATTAGGCTGTAATATCTAATATGAAGCCCGTTGAAAGAAGTTCCCATCACGACCTGTACATAGTACTACAGCAATCAAGCACTGGGTCATTTAGCCTAGTGGGTACCGGAGCAACTGTCAACGGGCTAATATTAGGCACTGGCGTATACCTGACGATGAACGATGCTCAGAACGAGCAAACAGTTCAACTCTTAAAGGGAAATCACGTAGAAGTATTTCACTTAGAGTATCCAAATAAATTCGCAAGATGATCTTTAATAAAATCAAAGAACTAAAAGACCAAGGCAAAATAATCGGCATCACGTTTTCCCAATTCGATTTACTTCACGCCGGTCATATTGCTATGTTAGCAGAAGCAAAGAATCATTGTGATTACTTAATCGTAGGCTTACAAACTGATGCTACAATTGATAGACCAGACACTAAGAATAAGCCTATTCAAAGTGTGGTTGAACGACAAATTCAATTAAGTGCTTGCCGCTTTGTTGATGAAATCGTGGTGTATCAAACAGAACAAGACCTCAAGGACTTGTTACTCATCTTACCACTAGATGTTAGAATCTTAGGCGTTGAATATCAAAGTCAAGATTTCTCAGGCAGAAAAGAAGGCAGTGATCGAGGTATCAAATGTATCTTTAATAGCCGAGACCATTCATTCTCTAGCTCATCTCTACGTAAACGAGTAGCAGAAGCAGAAGCAAACAACACAAGGAAAAAATGAGTTATCTATTTACATCGGAAAGTGTTTCCGAAGGCCACCCAGACAAAATAGCAGATGCTATCAGTGATGCTATTCTAGATTTAGTAATGGCAAAAGAAGACAAGTCACTTAGATGTGCTTGTGAGACTCTGGTTACTACTAATATGGTAACAGTAGCCGGAGAATACAAAGGGATTCTACACAAAGAAGAAGTTGACGCAACTATTCGCAGAGTTATTAAAAATATTGGCTATGAACAAGAAGGCTTCGACTGGCGCACTGTAAAGATTTATAATGAGTTACATGGTCAAAGTGCAGACATTGCTCTAGGCACCGACAATTTTGGTGCTGGCGATCAGGGTCTAATGTTCGGTTATGCTTGTAACGAAACACCTAATCATATGCCATCAGCTATCTACTGGAGCCACAAGATCGTTGAAGGACTGACCAAGTTACGCAAGTCAGGAGGCATGGCGTATCTAGGCCCAGACGCCAAGTCACAAGTCACGTTTGAATACAACGACGATGCTACTCCTAAGCGGATTGCTAAAGTAGTATGTTCAACGCAACATCGTGAAGACATTCCAATTGAGAATCTACGCAACACAGTAGAACACGAGATTCGTAAAATCCTACCTAGTGAGTACATTGATGACAACACTCAATTTCATATTAATCCTACTGGTCGCTTTGTTATTGGTGGTCCTGATGGAGATACTGGGCTCACTGGCCGCAAAATCATTGTAGACACATATGGTGGATATTCTCCACATGGTGGCGGAGCATTCTCGGGCAAAGATCCTACTAAGGTTGATCGGTCGGCCGCTTACATGATGCGTTACATCGCTAAGAACATTGTAGCATCGGGTAAGGCAGACTGGGCATCTTGTCAAATCAGTTACGCTATTGGCATGGCACAACCTATGAGTTTCTACATTGAGACCGACCATCGTCCGCAGTCTCGTGAACTTACCAAGTGGGTTCAGGATAATGTAGATTTGACACCAATGGGTATCATTGACAGATTCGAATTGTTCCGTCCAATTTACAGCGGTACCACCAACTATGGTCACTTTGGTCGATCCAATCTACCATGGGAGCAAGTTGATCTATTCTAACTTGACAACAACCGATACATGTGTTACACTTGTACTTCAACTAACAGTAAATACATATTATGACACAACGCATCGGTTTCGCCTGTAAATGGATCGACACCCCAGACCAAGTAAATGGTGTGGGCGCTAAGGACGATGCTAAGAAATACAACACTGGTACTACCACTGTTGCTTGGCTCAATCGTCAAAGTAAGCAAGTAGCAGAGGAAAAACTGTGGGACTTGATGAAATCTAACATCGAGGCAACACGCAAACTAGTAGAAAGAGTAGGCACACTTGATGAAGATTTACGCATGGTCCGTCTTAGCAGTGACATCCTTCCTGTTTACACTCATGTGGATTGGCGCTATTTTTGGCAGCTACCAGACGTTCGTCAGTACCTCGAGCGGCACTTTGCGAATGTTGGCCAGTTGGCTCGTGACCGTGATGTGCGTCTTAGCTTTCATCCTGGCCAGTTCACTGTATTGGCATCTGATAACCCAAACATTGTCAACGCTTCAATAGAGGAATTTGAATATCATGTTGACATGGCGAGATTCATGGGCTACGGCCAGAAATTCCAAGACTTTAAAATCAACGTACATATCTCAGGACGGCAAGGTCCTGAGGGTATTCGTCGTGCGTACACCCGACTCTCACCTGAAGCAAAGAATTGTATTA